ATTCTCAATGATATATTCTTTATCATCTAAATTCAAGACTGGCTTCTTTTCTTTTTTTGCCATTATTGACTCCTTGTTTGTTAAACTTTACTATCTTCGTATGCTTTCTTTATCTCATCTGTCCATAAAGCACCAGCTAGTGCCTTTAGTTCATCGGACTCTGCACTTACATCAGCATCACACATAAATGATGTCCTATGATACTTGTATGAGATTTCTATACCATCTTCCATGATTGCAGTTCTTGTTCGTTTTTGAATTGTTTTAAACTTGCCACGAACTTCATAATCTTCTGTTATTTCTTTTGTTAAAGCCATTTTATCGTTCCTTATTAATTATCCAATTAAACAAAATATGTTGCCGCTATTGCTAATCCATTTTGGTCTGCTGTTACTCCAGCTGTTAAATCTGCTGGCACCATACTGCTAGTTGCGCCATTAGAAGTATCTCTTTGAATTAAAAGTATATTAGTAGTACCATCAAGTAGCCTACCTGAAAATGGAAAATTGTTTGATACCCAATTATAAGCTTGTCCAACTATCAGTATTGCATCCTCATCTACTGTAAAAGGTAAACCTGCAAGTTGTAATGTACCTGAAGCCCCAGTAAGGTTTACGCTATCTGTTCTGATATCAGCTCTTACAGTTACTTGTCTGCCAATTTTTGTATAAGTAGCAGAAATAATATCCATTGTCAATGTATTAAAAGAACCACTACTACAAGCATAAGTTGGTGTCCAAGTACCTTCCTCGTAATCATCTAAAGTATTGGCATCTGTACTTGCAACTTGAGTATCTGGAAAATTAAAACCAGCTGCATAAATAACGGCACTAGTTGCTCCGACAGCATTTGCCCCCATATAAACTGTTGTTACAGAAGAATTTCCTATCGAAACAGAGTTATCTCCAATTGCTGAAGCACTAGCACCAATAACAGTTTGATTACTAGCATTAGCGTTATTTGTTTTTGCTTGGTAACCAATGAGAGTATTGTTAGAACCTCCAGTAATATCGTGAGTTCCAGTTGCACCAGCTTGATAACCTAATATTGTATTATTTGAACCGATTGTAATATCATTTCCAGTTTGGTATCCAACTGCCGTATTAGAGCCACCTGAAGTCAAGGCTGAAAGTGAGTAATAGCCTATTGCCGTACTTCCAACTGCTCCAGCATTATTAACAGATGTAAGCGCATTATGACCTACTCCTACACATGCCCAAACTCCAGCACTTCCAACATCATCTAATACATAATTGCCTATAGCTATATTTACATCTACATCTGCGTGATTTGCAGTTTCTAACGCTTCAAAACCAATAGCAATATTATCTGAACCTCTAAGATTCAAAGTTTCTAGAGCGTAACTACCTATGGCTATATTTCTATGTGCTTGAGTTTCAGAACTAGCAGTTAATGCCTGATAACCAATTGCTATATTATCATCTGCTTCTGTAAGAGCCTCTAAAGATTGATACCCAATAGCTAAGTTTCTTGCACCTGAAGTCAAAGATGTAAGTGCTTCTTTACCAATTGCAACTGTTCCAGTTTGAGTATTACCACCAGTTGAGTTCATTGCATTTTGACCAATAACAACTACTCCAGTCATTATAGCTGTTCCACCAGTTCCAGCAGTTCCTCCAATTACTACATTGCCATCAGAACCAGCATCATTAACTGCACTCATAGATTGGTATCCAATAGATATATTTCCAGACTCTCCACTATCTGCTACTTTAAGAGAATCTTCCCCAATAGCAACATTATAATTAGAGCCACTACCTAATGCATTACCAGCCAACTTTCCAAAGACTGTATTAGATGTACCACTATCATTATTACTTAGTGAGATTCGGGAGTTTACATCAAGTTTAAGACGTTCATTTGTACCTACGGCAAATGAAAGAATATCCAAGCTACTACTTCCATAAACATATGTGCCAGTATCACCAAAGTATACTCTACCACCATTTTTTAAATATGCATCTCTCCAAAGATTGGAACTTGAACCAATATCATAAGTTGATGAAGTATTAGATAGCAAAGCATTACTGGTTATTGAACCAGCAAATGTGGTTGGAACTGTAATATTTAAAGCTGAATCTGAAAGCGTAAATTCATCTGCACCAGCTCCAGCATCTAATACTACATTTGTACTACTTCCAGATTGAATAGTTATAGCACCAGCAGAAAAAACAAATCCTGAATTTTTAACTTGTACATTACCAGCAAATGTGGCGTTCTGTGAAGAATCTAAAGTAAGAGCAGTTGTTCCAGCAGTTTGAAATAATATTTTATCATCACCACCAGATGAAACTGCATTTATTTTATTATGACTAAATTCTAAATAATTTGTAGAACTGTAACTTGCTTTTATTGTAGTTACATCAGCACCACCACTTGAAACCTCTAATTTTGTACTTGGACTCGTTGTGCCGATGCCTACCTTACCTTGATTTGTAACAGTTAGCCTCTTTGACCATGATTCTGCTCCATATTCTGTAGCAAGAAAAAAATCAATTCTGGTCGCATCCCTATCATTTGTAACACCAAAAGCAATATTTTGTGCAGAACCAGCTCCAAATTTAATAATATTATCATCTATACTTCCCAAAACAGTAAGTTTGGTGGTTGGACTTGTCGTTCCGATGCCTACGTTAGCTCCTCCAATATTTAATCCACTCGTTGATGTTTCTAAATAACTATGCTCAGAGCCATTCTTGTAAAATTGAATTTGTTTGGTTGTAGCAGTATCGTCTCTATTTAAATGTAATTGTCCTCTTCCAACTGTCGTACCATTAAAATCGCCTCCAACTGCACCACCATCTGTTGTAATACTTATAACATTACTTGATATAGTACCAGAAAATGTTGCGTTTTGTGAATCATTAATTTCTAATGCTTGAGTTGATTCTGTGTAAAATCTTAAATAGTTACCAGCCGTTGAACCAATTATTTTATAAGAACTATCTCCAAATTGGATTGCAGAGCCACTACTTACAGTTACGTTACCAGACTCATCAATAGATAAATAGTCTGTTGTACTTCTTCTTATTTTAAATTTATCTGAGTCTGAATTATCTACATAAGCATACCAATCTGTTGCACCAGTTAAGCTAAATTTTAAACTAGCGTCACCACTACCATCATTTTCAATTACTACATCATTAGTACCAACTGTGCTTGAATCATCTCTAAAGATTGATAAAATACCTGATGGAGATGCAGTTCCGATACCTACATTACCTTCGTGAGTAACAGTTAATTTATCTGAACCATCTTTGCTTAAAGTAAGTAGATTGCCAGTTCCATCGCCTTGTACATGAAGTACATTTCCAGTTGAACTAGCATTATCAGAACGAATAGAAACAACTGATTGAGTATCTACACCAGTATGAATTGCATTTGTATAAAAATAACCAGTGGCAGTTGTAGCACTAGCAGTTCCATCCACTTGAAATGTTCTACTTGGCGTAGAATTTATACCTATTCGTGAATTAGTAGTATCTACAATAAAGACATCTCCACCATCATTATTTTTTCGAACTAATAAGGCTTCTGTATTAGTTACATCAATTACTTGCGTACCTTGAACTATCTCATCAAAGCTAAGTGAACCACCGCCATCAACCTGGAGATCACCATTAATTACCAAATCGCCAGTGATTGTTCCACCAGATGCAATTTGTGCTGATGTAGTGCTAATTAAATTTTTAAATGATGCCATAATAAGCTCCTATGCTAAAACAATGCGAACTGTGGACGTTGCACCTTTACCAAGTAAGTGTAAATAAACAGCACTACCAACACCATGCGGAATATTCAATTCATAGATAGTGTCTCCGCCTGCTAAATACAGGCTATTTGAAGCGTTTATCATATCACTTGCAGATGAACTAAAGCCATAGTAAACATCGCTACTAGGCTGTAATATAATGCTATGTATAGCACTTACATCTAAATTATATTCTGTTCCTGTGGTTACGGATTGTGCAGATTGCACAGAATGATTTGCGGCACTAGAAATATTAAGTGACTCAACAACTGAATGTTTTGAAAGATCAGCCATCTTGTTTCTCCTTTATGAATGCCTTACCGAGCGTAGCTACTCTCATGGGCATTTCGGTTATTTAATCTACAATACCTTGCTCTCGTAAACTTGAGTCAGATATTGAATTACTATGTATGATCGGACTTGCGATTAACTTACGCACCTTGTTGCCTTTGCATCTAGGACAAGTAATTTCCTCATCCTTTGACCATACCATTTCCCATATATACTTGCATGGATGACAAAAGAAATCGTTAGTCCTCATTTCTTTTTCTTTTTCAATATAGATTTTTTCTTTGGTTTTTTTACTTCACCATTCTCATTACAAGGCTCACAACCATCTTTGAGATAGGCATCAATTTGTTCCTTACTAATTGAATCTTGTTTTCCAAATACTGATCCATCTTTTCTTTTAAAATATAACATAATTATTCCTTTTATACTGGGCAGGTCTAGTAGAAGACCTGCCCATTTAACCTTACGGATTATTGAAGTTTACAACTCCAAGTGAAGTGCTAGAAGCACCATGTGATAAGGATGCTCCAAATAGCACGTCCGCAACAACGGAAGTAGCTAAGTGGTCAATATCATAAGCACTCTGCACTCTAGGCTGTAACTGCATAGCCATGTAAACAGATTCTTTCTTGAATACACTTGCAGTTTCATCACCAGTATCACCATCATCATCCCAATCTGTTGAGATAAATGTTGGCATTCCATAGATTTCGCCTATAGAGCCAGACACGTTAGGATTCTGTGCATCACCTCTACGAGATGAATCAAAGAAATCCTGAAGTCCTAATAATCCCATGTACGCAGCAGGAGAAGCATATAAGTATGTTTCACCATCAGCATAATCAAAGCCTGCATCAAGCAGTTTTTGCAAACCACTACGTAATAACGCAGAGGTTATGGTATTATCAGTTGATAAAGTAACATCGTTACCAGTTGCAGACTGTAGAACATCTACTGCAAGGTAGTTTTCTACTTTCTTTGCAAGAGCATAACCCATAGACTGAGCATATGCACCAAAAAGATTTGCAGATTCTTGTACACGTACAATATCTTCAATTCTCTTTGCTTCGTAATGATGTTGATTGACAGTTACAGTAACTGAACTATCAGTATTTGCACTATAAGTAACCGCTGATCCTGCACCTTTTGCAGCAGCAGTTTCTTCAGTAACCTTTGGGATGTTTAACACATCTCCACCACCACTCATCTCCGATGAGAAATCCATCACTTGATTACGCAACTGAAACTTACGTTCCGCATAATCTAGGATTGCATCTCTCCACAGCTCTGGGATAAATGCGGCAGCAGTTGTTGTAGTAACATTAGCCATTTTATTTTCCTATTGACTTTTGCGTTTATAGGATTCCAGTATATTACTCCAGTTCATACGCCGATCACTATCTTTTATCTTTTTTAATTCCACATTATTATCATTGAGTGGCGCACTAGGAGCATTGGAAACCGCAACGCGTTGAGTTTTCAATTTATTTACAACAGCACGAAGTGCATTCAGTGGTAATGCACCAAATGTTTCATGCTCTTCTTCTGGTATCTCACTAAGAAGCTCCGCACGTAGATCAGCTTCCTGTTCTTGTGCAGCAGTCACAATAGGTTCGAGTTCAGCGAGCTTTGCAGCACGCTCCTCGGCAAGAGACTTCCATTGCTCCTGTTCCTCTAATTGTGAAATACGTGTTTCCTCGACTTCTTTGCGAATTTTAGCAAGCTCTTGCTCGGCAACTTGTGCGCGACCTCGATATTTCTTGCTTTCCGCGATAAGTGTTCCAACTTCGAGTTGTTGGATCTTCTCTGTTTGTTCTTGCACTTCAGGATCAACTGTAGGTGCTGGTACTTTCTGTACAACTTGTTCTTGTTCTTCGGACATTCTGTCCTCCTATATGTTTACTTTAACGTGTGTCTTGCTCATACGTGATAGGTTCTTGCCAATAATATTGGCGAAGTCTTTGACGATGCCTTCTTCTACTTCATCGCCTAATTCTTGATTTTCTGCAATGGAACGCTTTGGCATTTTACCTTCACCTTCATTGTGATTAAATAGCTTTGTTCCTTGCTTATTTTTCTTAATACCATATAAAAATTGTATTTCTTGATTCTTTTTTACTATTGTACGTACTACATTAAATGCTTTTAGCATCTTACCAGTATCTTTTAACGTAACAGGTTGTGTTTTACCATCTTTTTTACGATTTGCGTAGCTCTCAGAATAACCGTCAAATGGACTATTATCAAATCCTTTCCCACTAGAAATTTGTTTTTTATGCCTATCAACAGCATTCTTTGCCATCTCTTTGACATCCGCATTACGAAACTTTAATATGTCTGGTAAATTAAACATTAATAGGATACCAGTAATGTCTGCAACGGATGCCACCGCCATGTTCAAAACCATCGGACTTTACTGCTCTAATCTCATCTATTGTTAATGGATCATTGGCTAAAAATGTTCTGCATACAGGACGATTCTTCTCATCGTCTGGTCCGACATACTCATATAATGTATCTTCTGGTAGGTCCATCGCCATAACGGACACTACGGATCTTCTATAATCACCAAGCATAGTACCAATTACGTTTTCCACACGTGGCACATTGGTTTTAATCGATGCTCGTATTGAATCTTTTAATAAATCACCTCGTAATCCACTAGAAAGACCTGAAGCCATCGCATTTTGCATTGTATTTGCTACAGAACGTGTCACGCCTTCAATTCCTTGTCTTTGTAAATTCTGGAGAGCCAGGAGTTGTACTTCGGACGTAACCCCAAACATCGGCAAATCACTAAGAATAGTTTCCGTTGTAGCCATGAAGGTGTTGATGGAGGTAGAAAAGCGTAAATCTTCAATAAAATAGGACGTAAAGTCAATCGCAGCGATAATACCCAAGATTTCTGCTGTTGATAAACCACCTTCTTCCAATTCTTCAATATCCGATTGAAATCCATCCAATGCGCTTTCAATATTGCTTTCATAACTATTAATTGCTTGGTCTATCGTTGCCATTAGAAGCTAAGATGTTTAATAAACGATTTTGAGTTGGTTCTGGCTTCTCTGATTCCACTTGCTGTTCTTCAAAACGAGCTAAGTCCTCTGGTGAGGCATCTGGGTTATGATATTGAAACCAGTCCATAGGTGTTGCTAAATTACGTGAGAAACGCCAATCCCATAGCGTAATTTCTGCTTCAGGTGTTAATGCGTAGTTTGGTTCGAGGAAGTCAACACTATATTCTGTTCCTACGTTGCGATTTGCCTCTACCTGAATAATACGACTATCTACTTCAAATCTTTTATGCTCCCAAGGTCTCCAAGTATCTTCTGTCATTGCAGAACGCTCGTCCATGTTTTCCATCTCTACAATACTAAGACTTGCAGCACTTGGTGCGTTTCCTGAGTCATCACGTGCGTATTTTGCACGTATATGATTGTTATTTAGTGTTGTCTCCACTAAGAATCGTGTAGAATCAATAATTTGATTTAAATTACCACCACTGGAAGTCACACCAAAGTTTGCCTGCTCTGGCAAATATAAAATCTTATCTGTTCCAATACTAATACGTGATGGATCATCCACACCACTAATGTATTTAATACCAAGGCAACCATATCGTATTGCTAGGTTTAACTCTAATAATGCAACATTTACCGCAAGATCGGTTTGAGCAACGTCCATTGCGTTACCTACATGATAATCACGCATTGGTGGATACCTGTGGCAAAAGGTAACTGGCAAGATTCCATACGGATTAATATCTGAATCATTAATGCTAATAACCTTACCTTCTTCATCCACTAAGAAATGTCTTCCTGGTATCCCATAACGCTCTTCTGTCCACACAGCATACACCGCTTGCTCTACACGTGCGTTGCCTTGATTTTCAATTGGATACATAACACCAAATGGCTTATCTCTGGAATCACCAGCTAAAAATAATGGAGTGAAATGGGAAAGGATTTCATATTCTACCTTTTGGTTTACTTCATTCCATTTACTTCGAAATGCCATATTACCTAATAAAAATGTAAGTCGCTCCAACATCCTGCGTTGCGCATTTAAACTATGTTTATCAATGAAGTCCATATACTCATCGCTTGTACGCATACGTGGTGGCCGTTTGTAAGTCATTGCACGTAAAGAACACACACGCCTCGTTAAGTTATTTTGAGGCGTTACGGCTTGGCGCAGTGTCTCTGCACCAAAATACTCACTCACATAATGATCGATATTAATGCCTTCATAGAAGTCCATTAAGTAATCACGTTCACGAGTACGCTCGTCTTCGATGTATTTTAACTGCTCTTGCAGTGCGCCTAATAGTGCGCCTTCTGATTGATCGGATATTGTTAGCATAGTCTACCTTTAAAAGAAATCGATGACACCAGCGTGTCTGTTTTTCATTGGAAATAAGTTGGTTAATAAAAATCTAAGCGCATCGCAGTGGTGGTCAAACTTACCATCTTTCTTAGGTTCATGGCGCAGTGTTTGATCTTCTCGATGCTCTGGATAGTGATAATTCTCGTAGGATTCAATACTTTTCTTGCATTTAGGATTAATAAAGAAATGTGGCTCACCATTCGCATCTTCAAACCATCTACGCACGTGCGATACTCCAGAAACTACATTTCTCGTCACTGCATCACGCTTTATGCTGACTCGTAAACCATGATTGGCAAATACCTGCAAATCACTAATTCCAGACTGCAAATTTGTGCCACTTCCTGCTGGATCACCCCATATGCCAGTATATTCATAACCTAATGAGTTTAGCTTCTGCGCAAACTCTTCTGTGCGTGTGTTTTGCAGGTTTACCTCATCTATTTGATGTATATCAGCAAAATTCTTCTCGCGGTTATGGATTTGAACGATTACTGCTGCGCTGTGGCGATAACCAAAATCTAGGCCAACATATACTGGTTTGGATGGATCGTATTTTACGTCTGCTCTGATTTGTGTATCTCTGTTTAATGGATATACTTTCCCACTATACGATTGAAATTCGCAGAGAATCTCCTGTAAATATGTCTCTTTTGTCAAGGTGCGCTTTAATTCTTCGTGGTCATCCTTGAAATATGGTGATAGTGTACTAGGAAATCTCCAGGACTCCCAATCTGGATGCTCTGGTTTGTTGCCAAAGTCGTAAAGTTTGTGCAGGTAGTTGAACCCACGCGGTGTGGAGCAGAATAATGCCCATCCTTGTCTATCTGATAGTGTTGGTCTTAAATACATTTCAAATACATTTCTAGATATAAGCGCGGCCTCATCAATAACTAGCCAGTCCACACCTTCTCCAATCAAAGATTCCTGATTCTCTGCTGACTTCACAGATAACTCAGAATTGAGTCCAGCTAACTTCATATAATATAAGTCACCTGAAATCTCTTTCTTGGATTCAAGCGGTAACTGCAATTGAGTCATTACCACTCGTTTCACCTCACGAGCAATCTTATTTGCCAGCGCATAGTTAGGACCTACGATCCAACCACGAGTATTCGGTGTTAGTAACCAAGGCAGTATCTCATGCGCTGCCATAAAACTTTTTCCAGAACGTCTACCCATTAAGCAGACACGAAATCTCGCTTTACTGTTATGAACTGCCAACTGCTGTGGAGTCGGGTCGTATCCCAAGATCCTCCAGAGCTTGTGCTTGTTCACTATTTGTTTTATCAACTGGGTTCTCCTCAAATCCACACTCTTGGAGTACGGATTGCAGGTTTGTAGTCATGTCAACGGCAGTCTTATCACTCATACCTAAATAGTTCTTCGCCATGAATATCTGCATTGCAATGGAGTTATTCTCCATCGCAGATGTCCACATCGCTCTGCGCAGTTTGAACTTCATGTCCTCACGACCTGCTTCATACTGCTCCTTAAACTCTCTACGTATATATGCTTCACTAACCTCGAAGTATTTGCCTATATCCATGTACTTACACCCAAATGATGCGAGCATTCTTACTTTATCTGGATCAACTTTCTTTTTCTTCATCGCTATTAGTCTTTTCGATGACATCACCGATTTTCTTTAATGTTCTGCGCCAGTATTCTTTAACGCTGGATTCTGTTATTTGCATCTCCACTGCAATATCCACAAAAGTGTGACCTAATGTGCGTTGCTTAAACACACGTAGCTCCTGCGGAGACATCAAATCATAAAACTTATGCGCAGCAAGTTGGAGATTACGCAGTTCTGGTTCAATCATACCACTTCGAAAAACTAACATGCGTAGGTGGTAGCGATCTGCGCGGTTGATAGCATGTAGCCATTTATCAGTATTTTCGTCTGTTAAGTTAGACCAAACTTCTTCCATATGTGAAATTAAGCATAGAGTGTTGACAAAAACGAAAAGAAAAAATTTAAGACGCGGTAAGTGGCGAAAATGAGGTTTTGCCTTGGTGCATCCGTTCCAATTATACATAATAGATGTTATGCGAAATTATTTACAACTATAAATGCAAATATTGTTACACTTAGTTTTTTTGGCACAAAAAAGAATTTAAAACATTGACGTTTTTATTAGTTCGTTTAATTTCTTTTTAATTTTGTTTGGTGTGATAAATTTTATTTCATTAAGTGTTGACACGCTTTAATTAATTAACTACATTTAACCGCGGAATGAGAGCCGCAAGAGAGTAATTAAAACAAATAAAGAGAGAGGTTAACTATGGATCGTTTAAGATCATTTTCAATAAAACTATTACCAGCAACCAATACAAAAGGCACGCGCATTAAAATAACTGACACGTTTTTTAATGGCCGTACTAATGATAAAATAACCGCCGTTGTTTTATCATATGATTATCAATATAACCATTTATTAGATCAAGCTATTGACCATTTAAAAAAAGTATGTGGTATAAATATAGTTTCATATTCATATAATACTAAAGATAATGTTTATACATTATTAACAAAAGACTTTAAAACTGAACTAAAAAAGAGAGGTAACAAATGATATTAACAAACACCAACAGCAAAATAAAAAAAACCGCTAAATTAAACAATGTACGTTTATTTGAATTTAATTTGCCCGCTGTCAGCACGTGTCCATTTGCGGACACGTGTAAAGAAATTTGCTACGCTGACAAAGGCACGTTTAAATATCCAGTAGTCCAGGCCAAATACCATAGTAATTACGAACTTACAAAAGATAAAGATCTTTTTATTAAAATAGTTCAAAGCGAGTTAATAAAAAAACGTATTGAATATGTTCGCATACATTCCAGCGGTGATTTTTATAACTTAAAATATCTTAAAGCATGGTTAGAAATTGCGCGCAGCAATCCAAATGTAATTTTTTATGGATATACCAAAAGCGTTCCATTGTTTAAAAAAGTAGATCTACCGCAAAATTTTATTTTTTGCTTCTCTACTGGCGGCAAAGCGGATCACTTAATAAAAGACACTGATAAAAAAGCCGTAATTTTTAACAGCTTAGAAGAGTTAAAAAAAGCGCGCTTCACTGATTGCAGCGTTAATGATATGAAAATGATAACTACGAATAAAGTTGGTTTAGTATTACATTAAAAATAAAAAGAGAGGTAACAAATGACTAAAGAAAAAAAACACATATTAAATTTAATGATTTTATCAGATGATTTTAATTTATTAAAAGATAAAAAAGAGACTTTAAAAGAATATGACCAAAAAAAACAAGAAGCCTTTAAAAGTTTAGCAAGTTTAATAATATCTTTAAATTTAAATACTAAATAAAAAGAGAGGTAACAAATGACTAAAGAGAAGCAATATAATAAAGTAATACAAGACACTAATAAATTTTTAAATAAAAAAAAGTGGTTGAATTTTGATGTTTTTTGTATTGTTTATGGTGTTTTGTATTCCGTTTTTGAAATGGTGTATTTTCTAGCGCCTAATAAAAAGGAAGCTAGAAGATCCATTGTTGCGGCTTTAAAAAATTATGAGTCTGAAAATGAATAAACTATTTGAATTAATGGACCTATTTTTTATTTTATGGATCTTTATAATTTTGGCGCGTTTATGTATGAAATTTTAATATACTTCATAATAGCGCTAATATTCGTGTATTCAATAGATAATTAAAGCACTATAAAACAACATAAAAAGAGCCGTAGAAATACGGCTTTTTTTTTGGTCTAACATGAACCAAGCAAAACAATTTTACGAGCTTTAAAGCATAAATTTAAAGCTTTTAAACTATAATCAATTCGAAGTATTAAACGGCGTTTAAATACTATCACATTTTAAAACATTGACTAATAATTTAAAATAATTACATACTTGTTTACATCTCATAACTTTATTTTTTTAATCCTATTATACATAATATAAATTATATGAAATTTTTATTTCGATTTATTTTTTGC